AGAATTAAACACTTTTTCATAATATTACTTTTGGATTATTCTATATAGCTTTTCATCTATCTTATCCAACTTATTACTATTCTCTTGAACTTTCTCTTGTGTATTCATAATAGTTTCCCTTACGAGTTGGTCTTTTAAGTCATACTCTGTCCTCGTAACTTGAGGTTCTGGTAATTCCTTTGCCAACTCAATATCCTTTTTCAACGTAAAATACAAACCAACAATAGAGATAGTAAAAGAAACAACTAATGCTATTGTCTTTAAGTCAAGTGTTACCTCTGTATTTTCGCTTATTTTTTTATCCATTTATTAGATTTTTAGTGATTCATAGCTTAACCCAAAGAAAGAATGTACTCCATCTCCATCAAGAGAAACACTTTTAGATTTCCAACCATAAGGATGGTCTATTAATCCATCTTCGTCAGCTTCTAAATTAACCCATAGAGCATCTATGTGCCATTTGTCAGATAGTACTGGAGCAGATACTTCTTCTCCTTCTTCGTCATATTCGCCTTGTTCTAAAACGATATTACCAAGATGTACGATTGTGTGTTTGTGAGTTGGATATTCGTTTCCATCCTCGTCTGTTGCAGTTCCTAAAGCATCAATCTTTGTTTGTGCTTGTTCTCTTGAATCAAATTCGTATTTACCGATTTTCATAATTTATTAATTTACTCTTGTTAGTTTAATATGTGTATTTGTTACTCTTGTTATATTGTTGTTAGTGCTATTGCTTCTTGTTCTGTTAATGCGGTGTTGTATATTAAAATTTGATTAATTAGTAAAGTATTAAATTGCCCTTTTAACTCTAAATAATCAAATCCAGATGTAGCAGTTCCAGAATTTAAACCTCCTTTTGTACCATTACTAAAAATATAACCCTCCGTAGATGATGTATAATTCCATAACAATTTAACAGAAGAATTATTTGTAAATGGCACTGGATTATCATTCCAACCTTGACCAAATCCAGCAGACGTGTTGTAAAGGTATGCTCTGCCCTGTGTGTTATAATTAATTGATTCATCATAAAAATTTAAACCAGTATTTCCATTTGATTCAAGTTTATAATTTTGTAAATCTAAAAACAAAGCAAAGGGAGAAACTCCGTTATTTAATATTGTGTTTTGAAAACTTTTTAACATTAAATAATCTGCAACCCTCGTTACTGCACTTCCAGATGTAGGAATATACGATGTAGCGTAGGTTACATTGTCCTCAACTTGTAAACCAAATGCCTCAAAATCTGTTGCAGTTGCACTGCCTTGTAAGTTTGAGAATAAAATAGAACCACTTCCATTTTGATATGTGTATTCAATTCTTTGCCAAAAGCCATTAAAAGTAAATATGCCACCTTGAGCAACATTTGCACCAACCCCAAACTGTATTGTTTCGCCAATTATTCCTTTTACATAAACACTTGATGTACTATTTGTTGATAATGATAATCCCCTTAAACAATAATCACTTGACGCTAATTGTATTCTTGAAGAATTCTGTAAGCCATTAGGTGCAATTCCGTAATTATCTGTTATTACAGCACCAGAAGATTTAGTAGTGAACCAAGTATTTAATAATTCGCTATTCGTAACTAAATTCATCCTCTCTGGCTCTAACAACAAAGCACCTTTAGTATTATCCTTAAAGTCAATTCTTGGTTCTCCACTACCAGCTGTTTCGATTAAACCATCTTTGTTTACAACAGTAGCACTTGATGCTCTACTGAATGAAAAAGGTAAAGGTTTAAAGTTATTGTTCTGATCGTTAAAAGCAAGTACAGTATCTTTACCAGTTGCCCATTTTCCATTTCCTAATTCTAATGTATTAGCCATTGTATATTACGTTTAAGTTTAATTCTTTTACCATTTCTTCCCAAGTTCTGTAAGATGTAAGCGTTTCTAATTCAAGGTCTGTTAGTGCAGTATCGTAGTAGCCAATTTCTTTTGTCTTTCCGTAGAAATCACTTGTACCATCAGCATCATCAAAATCTAAAACATTTAAACCAGTTGGAGCGTTTCCAACTATATCTGTTACAATTTCAAAACCATTAACCCATAAAGCGAAATCATTAGTTTTGTATTTTAAAACAATCTTATTAAAATTAGTTAAATCCGATACTGTGATAGTTTCGTTAAAAGAAATTGAACCACCAGCTCTGATAAATCCTTGTAGTTGATTAGATGTTGGAGCAAAATTTAAAGATACTTTGTTTGTTGCACTTGAGCCACTACTTAAAGATAGTTGTCTACTTGTTCCATCATTAGCATTCGTAGCTATATTAGCAAACAATACTCCCTCACTATCATTAAACACTTCGCTATTACCAGAACCACTTGCAGTTTCTTGCACTCGAGTTTGGATTGAACCTTGTGTTGGGATATATGAAGATGCGTGTGAATTTTGTTCTAATTGAAATCCCCAAACCTCAATAGTTGCTGCATCATCACATCTAAATCTCGGATACGCAGTTGTATCATTTTCTGGTTGAGTACTTGTTAATCTTTGCCATTCTGTTGTTAATGTATATTCAAAATCAGCAACACTACCAAATCTCACTATTTGAGTACCACTTGAAACTCTTGCATAAACACTAACAGTATAATCTGAACCAGAAATAACACCTGTTAATCCCTTTTCTATTCTACCAGCACTTGTACCATCAAAAATAAGTTGTGATGCGTTCAGTGTGCCATCTGGAGAAATTACTTTTTCAGCACTTACAGTAACATTGTTAACTTTTAGCCAATAACTGCTTGCAAAATCTTCCGAATAAGTAATCAAATTTGTAGCTGCCTTTTCCAAAAGAAATACACCATCTTCGCTATCTAAATAATCTATTCTTGGTCTGTCGTTTTCTACAACCTCAATTAAACCTTCTTTATTAACTCTTGTACCTTTACCAGCACCAGTATAATTAAAAGGTAGAGGTTTATAGTTTTCATTCTCGTCATTGTAAGCAAGGATTGAATCCTTTTTAGTTGCCCACGTTCCGTTACCGAATTTTAATGTCTGTGCCATATTATTCTATTGTGTATAATTGTCCTTCTGCCATATCTGAAAAAGATACCCAAGACGTTAATGTTTCTAATTCGTTATCGTTTAATGCTGAATCGTAGTATTGTATTTGTTTAGTGTTGCTATACATATTTTCCCCTCCAGATGCTGCGTTAAATTGCATATTAGTTAAGCTATTGGGATTAACACCTATCGTATTATTTGTTGCAAGTTTAAATCCATTAATCCAAAATTTATTTTCACTTGCTCCGTATGATAATGCAATTTTATTAAAATTAGTTATACTGTTTACTTCAATTTGAGGTACCCAAGACGATGATGTGTTTGTTTTATAAGCATAAATTGTATTTCTTGCATCAGTAAATCCAATAGAAATATTATTAGTGTTGTTGCTTCCAATAGATAAAGAACTCCAATTATCATTATCATCAGCTAAAGCACTTATCTCTGCCATTAAAACACCTTGCTCTGAATTAAAAGTAGCTGCATCTCCAGAACCATTAGCAGTTTCAGCTGAACGAGTAACTGAACTTCCGTTAGTTGGGATATAGCTTGTTGGGTAAGAACCAACTTCTAACTGCCAACCCCATAAATATAATCCACTTATTCCATCGCCAGTATATTGCGTTGGATTAAACCCACTACCAAGTTGCTTGTTTAAATATATTTGACTGTAATAATCTCCATTTACGCTTGAAACAACTCCGCTTACAGATATCCTATACCAATCATTACCGACTGGAGTTATTGAAGCATCAACAAGATTTCCAGAACCAGAACTGTTTGAATCATTAACTACATAGTTTGTCATATCAATATGAACATAAAAAGCATCAGCACCTTTTTGTATAAACCAATAAATATGTCTTGTATCTCCTTTTTTCTTTACATAAACACTACAAGAATAATTAGTCCCACCAGTCCCAGAAATTGGTGTGGCTGGTAACACTCTATGATATGCATTTGATGTAGTGCTTTCAATTATTGCATCAGCATTTAAAGTTCCATTTGGAGAAATAACATTATTTGGATTTACTGAAACTTCTGATTTAGTCCAAGAAGAATTATTAAAATCTTCTGAATGAGTAACTAACTGCGTTCTCTGTGGTTCTAAAATGTGATGTGGGCATCCTTTTACAACACCATCAATCATTGGATAGTTTAATCTTGAAACACCATTTGCAACCGATTCTATCAGTCCTTGTGAGTTTATTCTTGTTGCTGAACCACTACGTGTAAAGTTAAAATCCCCTACACCACTTGATGGTAGTACGGAATAAAACTTGCTTCCTTGTGCAGCTGGTATTAATGCTAATTTTGGTTTTGCCATTGTTTTTAGTTTTGTATGTCTTGTATTCCTATTCTATGAATTGCATCAGCTAAACACTTAACTGCTTCAACTTCTTGTCTATCCTCCATATTAAACTGACCTTGTATCATTTCAGTAGATGTTCCTATTGAAGATGCAGTTTGTATTGTGTTACCCCACCAAGTACTATCGTATATTTCGTTTGCCATTATTTCTTATCTTTTTTAGTTAAATACTTTTTCAATTTAACAACGTTTGCTTGTTTTGGTTTATATGTTGCTCTCATTATAGTACCCAATTTGATCCACTTACATCTTTATCTGGATAAACATCAGATTCAGTATTGTTTGTGTATTCTGGAAACTTTGAACTATCAAAACAGATATAATCAACAAACCTTCTTGTGTAATATTCAGCAAAATCTCTTTCTTTCTGTACTAAAAAATCAACCTCCTCTTTGTTTACTGTTTCAGCATTTTCAGATGTATGTTTAAAAATACCTCCAGATTTAACTCTATACGCAGCAAATGGTAAAAAATCAACCATTGCGTAATGTATCAACATAGGTTGTATATAATCATTAACCAAAGTTAAATAATCTCCAGTTAAAGTATCTGCTATAATATCAGCAGAAATTCTATCATATAATTTAGTCCCTAAATAGTTTTGTATATGTATCTCTTGTGAAATCTTAATATATTGTATAAACAAATCCGTATCAGTATTCCCATCAAGAATACTATTTTTTACTAAATCTGTTCTGCTTATAAATAATGCTGTTGCCATATCTTATTATTTGTTTACGAATCCGTTATTAGGCATATCAGTTGGTCGCATTGCAACTTCTTTTGCGTTTACTTCTGGTTTAAATCCTTCTTTCTTTGCTTTATTTACACTTACTTCTGCATTTGGATTACCTACATTTGGTTTTAGTTTTGCTCCTTTTGCCATATAAGTTTTTCTCATCCAGAAGTGATGGCAATCTCCACCACCTTTATAGAGCCAAATATCATAAGTATCAGCACCATTTAACCCCCAACCAGCATTAACTGCTTTTTTACTCATTTGTTGTATGTCCTCTTTTCTGTATATCTTTTTAGCAGACACCATTTTCTTGCAAAAACTTCTGCTATTATCAGATGCTTTTAAAGGTGCATATTGATACCTTACTTTAAACTGTAAACCTTCTTCGTTTTTACCATCTTGGTCGCTTTTAGCGTTTGGTCTTGCAGTTCCAGTTGTTGCAAAGTTCCATATCTTTGATAGTAAACTTGGATTCTTTGAATTTAATTCTTTTATTTGTTCATCCAATTCATCTTCTGAATCATAATCAACTTTTCTTTCATCAATTAACTCCCATTCTTCCAAGTCCTCATCTTCTCCAAATTCTTCTAATGCTGAAAATGTTTTACTCATTTTAACACCAGTTTCTTCCTCTCTTGTTTCTTCGTCTTTTACATTGTCTAAATCAACAAACTGTAGAGGTTGTAAGGTCTTAAAGTATAGGTTTAAAGCAATATTATTATATGCTAGTATTTGATCAAAGGCATCAATTAAAAGCTCCTGAAAAGGTATTATAACAGTGTTATGCATTAGTATCGAAGCTGTTTCTAATTCTTCAGCATTATTACCTAATCCAGTACTATCTTTTATACCTAATAACATAGGAGATATAATTCTATGAGATACCATCACCTTCTTTTGTGATTCGTCTGACAAGAATTGATATTGATTATGCGCATCTGATAATTGAACTGGTGTAATATCTGCCTGTGCTTCTTTGTTGTCGTTAAAAGCAAGAATAAATTTACCAGCATTTGAACTTCCAGAAAACTTTCTTTGTATCTTACTTTCTATAAGTGATTGTGCTTCTTCATTTGGAACTCCATTGTTAAAATTGATTAACATCGATGGAGCAAGTCCGTTCATTATGTTGTTTAAATGATAGTTAGAAATTTCTTCTTCTAATTCAGCATATTGTAAACCACCTTGATAATCTGGTGTACTATAATAATACATTCCAGCTTTATAAGGTTTTACATACAATATCTCAATTGGTTGTGGAGATTTAGAAATACCAAATGCTGGTATTCTTAAAGGCTTCTCACTTGGTTTAATATTTGCCCAATCTGGATGATAGTAATACGCTTGTACCTCTTTATCATCTTCCGAACATTTTTCTGCTCTTAATGTTTCAACTGGTAAATGCTCAACCTTTTGAATTGTTTTTTTATCCTTTGAGTAAATAACTTGAATAGCACATTGGCCAGCTAACTTTAAATCGTATGATAATCTTCTAACAACATCTTTTTTAAATAAAGAAATCATTCTAGCATACGCTTCTGGTTTTCTTGAACTATCTGTTGCATCTAAACCTTTACCATATATCATTTGAGAAATACCATTAATAGCAGCATTGTTTGTTGCTGAACCATTATATCTATCAATTAAAAATTGAAAGTAGTTGTTATCAGATCCAAACTCAACCCATTCTTTGTTTTTTGATTCAACAATCTCTGGAGATGTGTATGTAGATAAATTAACAAAACTAATTTTAGAATTTCCTTTAGTAGTGTTTGGTTTTCGATACTTGTTTATGTGTTTACTCATAATATTATAAAATCGTTATTACCGCTCTTTGATTTATACTGATCTTTATTTACAGTATAATGTTCGTTGTTAGATTGGTTTGTTGATTGTACTGTACAAAATATTTTATCTCTGTAAATGATTTTTTGAGTACTTGTCTGAATTACTTTTAAATCGTAAAACCTACCCTCTTTTAAATCAAAAACACTTGATAATTCTATATAATTG